CCGCCTCCATCACCCCGATGTCGCTGGAAGCCAGATAAAAGAAGGATTGCGTGTCTTTATCAGCCAGTGCGGCCTTGGTGAAAAGGGATGTTGAATTTATCTTGAGGGTAATCGCCGCCGATCCGCCGGAGTTATTGTACGCCCACGCCGTCTTGACAAGCGTGGTTGTCTCCGCAGGAACGGTATATATTGTCGCGTCCCCCGTGCTCGTGACCGTCGTCATTACTTTTTTATAATTGTTGGCCATTTAATTAAGAAACCATGTTAGCGCTTCATCTTCGTTCTTTAATTGTTCTGGCGTGTAGGACGAATTCAGAAGCTGAATTAGCTGATCCAGTGTCTGGATCATCTGGTTGATTTGTTCCTTGCTGTACTCATCATGAGCCGCAGGAAGTCGTGGTATGTTTATCTGCGCCATTACGTCATGTATCCTTGAATTTTTTGTTGCGTCGGGCCAGTCAGCGCTCCGATTCCAGCTCCGAGTCCTTGTTGCACTTGTTGTTGTGGTCCTTGTTGTGTGGTTCCTTGCATTACTGATTGAGGTTGTCCAGGTACTTGAGCAGGTCGGTTTTTATTCCAATCTTGCATCGTTTGCATATCAGTGAGGTAATTTTGATATGTTGGTGTTTCCCCAGGACGCCCAAAAATGCCTTGGTTAAAGAGGCCTTCATTTCTAATGTAAGGACTTATGCTGTTGAGGCCAAGCGTGCCACCGCGCCGTCCCCCCATCATAGCAGACTGTGTCGCAGCTGAAACCGGTCCGAGGGCCTCCTGTCTTTGCTGCCAATCTGTGTATTCAGGACTATCTAAATATGCTTGTTGATTTGCCATACTTGTTTGCCAATCCACGTTTGGTTGCCACTCCGGTCTTTCCGGCGCTAGATCAAAATTATAATCCTGCATCCAATTCTCCATTCCCTGTGACTGATCCGCTCCCTGCCACGCGTCGTATGCATGCATGAATCGTGGATCAGCACCCATTTTCCTCCGACCTGCGTCACCAACTCCTGTCATGCCGGCCGCCATGTCGGAAAAATCCCTGTAGTCCAGGTGCTCTCCCCATTGTCTTGTTTGGGTGTTGAATTGTTCCTCTGTCAACGGAGTGTAATTAGCTCCACCGAATGTTTTAGAAGGATCTATCATCATCCTTCCCTGTGACTGTCCTCCTCCAAAAGAAGGTGGATTAACATTCATATTGTCTTGTATACCAGGTTGTAATCCTAAACCACCTTGTCCTCCTAGTCCACCCATAGGTGTCGCCTCCGGAAGGGATTGAATGCCTCCCGTCGGTGCCGCAGTTGTCAAAGGGTCGGGTGTGGCGTTGCCTGTGTATTCCGGATCAACCGTCTCCTGTCCTGGCATTTTAAAATTTCCAAACTGTTCCGTCAGTCCCGCTATTCCTGTCTCGATCTTTCCCAGACGGGACTCCAGTCCCTTGAAATCATAGGGTTGATTAGATCCTTGCTGGCCAAATCCTTGGCGAGCACTACCCATACCAAAAGGATTAAACATTATCTCATTCCGTCTGGTTGAACGTCCGCACGGTAAGTTCCGTAGCGCCACGTCGCGCCAAGTTCCGAGCTTGTTATCTTTATTGCACCCTGTCTTCCCCTAGCACGTGTGTCCACCTTTGTGGTGGATGGAGTGACTGCGAAAGGACCGTTGGTAACTGTGCTGCTTGTGGGGTAGAGTTTGAAATCCAGCTCCACGTTGACCGTTCCCGTTAAATTTTTAAAGTCGGGAATGAAACGCCTGATTGACATCAGTCTTTCGCCCGCTTCCGGTATGACGAATTCCCCTGATTTTATTTCAGAGCTAAGCGCCGCTCCGTCCGCGTTGTTTCCGTTTTCCTGCGCGTGCATGAAGCTTCTTCCGTCAGTAAGTCCCGTGATGGTGCTTATTGTGGCGCTTGAATCCGTAGCGCTGTATGATGTTGCGTAAGGGTATTGGTACACGCCCTTGTCCGCCCATGAGGAGCGCGCCAGTGTTCCATTGTACCAAACTTTTTCCGCATAGTTGAAAGTTGCCAGACTGTCTATGACCGAGGATCCATTGGATGGATAAAACCAGGTGACCTCATTGAACTCACTGTTCAGAGCGGCAAAAGTGTCCTTTTGTGATGCTTCATCAATATCCTTAAAGACATGATCTTCAATTGAACATGGAATCTTCTGCACCGAACCGTCAAACATGAAGAATGAATCAATTCCCATCCAGTATGCCCTTCCATTGGTCTCCACTGTCGCGTGCAATCCGCACGATCCGCACGCGGATCCCAATTGTGAGAATCCAAACGTGAATGGAGCGCCAATCAACTGCATCTGATACAACGCAGTGTCAGTCCATATCAATACGGCGCCACGCGAACGTTCGGCCGAAACAAGCTTGCTTCCGTCCGTCAGTCTTTGGGTTCCTGCAGTGTTGGTTGCTGTTGGTATCCATGTATTGACACTTTCCTGATCACACCAACGAATAAACATTTCATCACGAGTGGATGCTGTTCCAATGGTTGTTTCGGTTCCAAAGCATATGACATGCCGATCAGTTCCTGAAACCATCATGAACCTGCTGGATGTAGGTGCGTTGGCCACCGTCGCATTCTCCGCTCTTCCCACAGTTGTAGTGCTCGCGGATGTGTCCCAGTAATAAAGTCCGCCGTTCAACTGCTGGGCCAGTACGTCCTCGCCCCAGTTGTCCAATGTCCACTTTCCTGAATCCAGTTGAACGCTGTTTGGAGCAGCCAAGGTCGCACGGGATTTTCCCCATCCTGGCCCGGCAGCAACCCCTCCCCAAGGTCCTGCGCCCCACCCGTATCCTAGTATGGACGTGGCCGGGTTGGTGTTGATCTGGTATTCAGCTGTCGCTGTAACCGTAGCCGCCCCAGTGCTGGTTGCCGCTGATTTGGCGATGATGACATAATTATTGGTGTCAGTGACGGATTGAATTTCAAATTCTCCTTCAAGATTCGCCGCCACTATTCCATTGGCGGTTCCTGACACGGATGAAATGGTGACAAAATCTCCTACTATCGCTCCGTGGGATGCATCAGTCGCGGTGACGCTTGTGGAAGTATCCGTTGTCGTGAAATCCGTTATGCTTGCACCGGTGGATCTTATGGGCGTGATGTCATACCACGCTCCGTTCTGGTAGACGTAAAGTTTCTTGTTTGTTCCCGTGATTGCGTACTGATCACCGTCCAAGGAAAACCAAGTAACGATTCCCCTCGCCGCTCCCACGAGCGCGTCGGATGTGACCTTCGCCCATCCTCCTATCTTTTCTGGAAGTCCGTAACGAAAACGAACGTTGTCCGTATTTGTCCAGCGCCCTTCGGCACCGTATTCAGTATCCTGCTTGTCAACCCCTGGAGCCACTTGTACCTTGATCAAAGTCATGAAGCCTCCTACACAGCGCTATCGTAAACGCGTATCCATTTGTCAGTACCGTTAATCCTTATCCTGACAGCCCCGAACTTGGCGGCAGCTTCAGCCGTGGAAGAAGAAATACTGGAAGAACTATCGGCAGCTGATGTTCCTTTGTAGTTGGTGAAGGCGAAATCTGTATCTGCCTGTTCCAGTTCTATGCACGGCACCGCTCCTGTCGCGCTTGTCTGTGTAATTCCGAGCTTGGCCAGAGGCGCCGCGATTCCAATTCCCACGCGGTCATTGGTCGCTTCGGTTCTAAGAAGATTAATGTCTGATAATCCTTCAAAACGTGCGTCCGTGTCAATTCCTGCTTCATTGAATACAAAAGCCCCTCCGTCAAAAGAAATATCACCCGTGGCGCTTAACGTTCCGCCGGATGAAATGTTTCCTACGTTGGCTAGGACGTCGAACATGGTTGTTCCATCCGTGTATACCAAGTATTTTGTGTTTGTATATGGTAAGGTGATTGCTGTTCCACCTGCCGGCCCGAATGTAAGGGTGTATCCTCCACGAGTGGAGGCGTCATGAATGAAGTACCAATAGGGATTGGCCTCGCATTCCAATTGTACATTACCGGATAAAGATCCCTCTAATTTAAGGGCCGCCCTGCTTTGCTGGTCTCCAGTTCCTCCACTACTGGCCGTTAAAGACACAGTGCCTGAACTGGCGACGCTTACCGCCGCATATCCCTTGATTGCATTTTCTACTTTAGATAAATTATCGTTTGTCTTTGACCCCCATGTTCCGGCGTTGGCGCCGGTCGTCTGCAAGTCCAAGTTTAATATCGTCGAGTCTGCCATGTCTTATCCTGTTGGAACCACCGTCCATGTGTTTGTCGCGGAGTCGTCCACTCCGTTCCAAATTGTTAGTTTCAAATCCCCCACTGCAAAAGTTGCTTCAACCCCTGTTGGAATGACAGTCGCCGTTCCTGTAACGGTCGCCGTTCCTAGAGCGAAGGTTGCCGCAACCCCAGTTGGGAAGTACGTTGACTCCAGTGTAACACTTCCAACGCTGAAAGTCGAGGAAACTCCCGTAGGGGTGACATCCGCATCCGCTATGATCGTCGCCGTTCCTAGAGCGAAGGTTGCCCCAACGCCATCTGGAAAATATCTTGACTCCAGTACGACACTGCCCGGACTAAAAGTCGCGGAAACTCCTGTGGGAACATATAGTGACTCCAGCACGACACTTCCAACACTAAAAGTCCCAGCAACTCCAGTGGGTGCAATCGTGATCGAAGATCCGTCTCCAGTCGTTGACTCAGCAAAAGCCAGTTGACCGATCGCCCCTACGCCGAAGGACATCTAGGCCCCCGGTTTGGGATATTTCAATTTTATCTCAGCTTCTCGTCTATCGCCGTCTTGTCATCCGTGTCATATAATGCGACAACTAAATCCTGTACGGAAGGGTATTCAGATTCTCTTTTCCTTGCGTAATCTAAAGCGTCATACTCCGCTTGAAGTTCCGTTTGTTTCGCTTGAATGTCCTCTTTGGCTATTGGTGTTGTGCCATCTAACCATTCTATTTCACAAGTGTTAATATCATCACCTCTAACAGTAACTACTGCGTCAGGATTAATTTTTCGTATTGCTTCTATAATCATTATCCAGCTACCTCCATTACAGTTAAGGTTGTTGCATCTCCACTATAGCTATTTATAGTTACTGTATTAGCTTCTCTATTTTTGAATTGTACCTTATATGTGAGAGCAGACGTACTTGATGGAGAATCTTCTTTATGTAATCCTAAAGTAAAATAATTTGTACTAGTTGTTTGACCATAGCCAAAGTTAGTTGTCGTAGCAATTTCTGTACTATCTCTAACTATTCGAACAGACATAGCAGATGTTCCTGAACCTGAAGTTGCTATTGAAGCTAAATTAACAAAACATAAAATTTTATTTGATGTTGAAGATGGAGTTATTGTAATTTCTAAAGGAATATCTTGATAACTGCTACTAGTAGTTGATGCAGTTCCTGTATGTATATCATGTTGTACTTGTAAAATTTTTCCACCAGCAGCAGCCCAAGTATTATCTCCGTACAATACTGTTGAACTGGATGCCGTTCCTGTT